TATATGCTGGTAAGAGTCCTGCTTCAGCAGAGGATACTTTCCACGGAACTGCTCCAAGAGCAACTGGATTCTCAACAGACACAACTGCATACACAACTGCTCAAGGTCTCTGGGGTCTGAATGCACAAAACACCGTCTTTAGTGCAGTCGGAAACGTAACATACACTCTCAAGGGTGGTGAAGATTACAGTGCTGGAGTTCCTGCCGCAGGATCAAACGGTGGAATGACCGCAACTCTTGCAAATCTGATCACTGCATATGAAGAATTCACCAATAAGGATGAAGAGGCAGTTGATTTCTTAATCATGGGTCCTGGTCTTTCGGACAAGCAAGAGTCTCAAGCAAAAGCAAACAAACTGATTTCTCTTGCAAATTCAAGAAAAGACTGTATTGCTTGCATCGGACCACACAGAACAGACGTGGTTAATGTCTCAAATACGACTACACAAACCACAAACCTGATCAACTTCTTTAGTCCACTGACATCATCATCTTATGCGGTATTTGACAGTGGATATAAGTATGTTTATGATAGATTCAATGATACTTTCCGCTACATTCCATGTAACGGAGACGTTGCTGGACTCATGGTAAGAACAAATATCACTTCTTATCCATGGTTCTCCCCAGCAGGTCAACAGCGTGGCGTTATTAATAATGCAGTTAAGTTGGCATACAATCCAACGAAAGCACAAAGAGATCAACTCTATCCATTGAGAATTAACTCCATCATCACAAAACCAGGTGTTGGAACAGTTCTCTTCGGTGATAAGACTGCTCTGAACTATGCATCTGCGTTTGATAGAATCAACGTTCGTCGCTTGTTCCTCACGGTTGAGCAAGCACTTGAAAAGGCAGCAGAAGCACAACTCTTTGAACTCAATGATGAGTTGACAAGAGCAAACTTCAGAAACATTGTTGAACCTTACTTGAGAGACATTGAAGCAAAACGAGGTTTATATGGATTCCTCGTTATTTGCGACACGACGAATAACACTCCAGATGTTATTGATAATAATGAATTTAGAGCAGACATCTTCCTGAAGCCTGCAAAATCCATCAACTACATTACTCTGACCTTCGTTGCTACGCGAACTGGCGTAAGTTTTGAAGAAGTCGCAGGTAGAGCTTGATAACATTATCTAAATAACAAAAGGAGGATTTAAACAATGGCAACTTCAAGAGAAAACAAAACTATTTCTCAATTTAAATCAGCACTGATTGGCGGCGGTGCCCGCCCCAATCTGTTTGAGGTAGAAATGCCAAGTCTACCAGGAGGAATTGCATGGGATGCTGATTCATTCAGATTCCTTTGCAAAGCAGCTGCTTTACCCGCACAGAACGTAGCATCAATTGATGTTCCTTTCAGAGGTAGAATTTTCAAAGTTGCTGGAGACAGAACTATCGATACTTGGACAGTAACTATCATCAACGATGAAGGATTTGCTCTCCGTAATGCATTTGAGCAGTGGTCAGAATTGATTGCTAGATTGGATAACAATCTTGGTGCAACTGATCCATCAGCATACATGGTCAATGCTAAAGTTTTCCAACTTGGTAGAGGAGCAACTGCAGCAAGTCAAACCAATCAGGGAGACAGAAACTCTGTTCTGAAAGAGTATGAATTCATTGATATTTTCCCAACTAATGTCTCTCAAATTGATCTTTCATATGATTCTTCAGATACCATTGAAGAATTTACGGTAGAATTCCAGGTACAGTCATTCTCTGTCACTGGAGCTGGTGGTCCAAACGGTTAATAAATAGTCTAAAGATCATTCAAATATATAAATTATGTCAAAGTTATTTGGGTTCTCAATAGAGGACACTGAACCATTATCTCCTAGTGCGGTTTCCCCCGTTCCTCCTAATAATGAGGACGGGGTTGACCACTATATGAGTAGTGGTTTTTTTGGATCTTATGTTGACATTGAAGGTGTATATAGAACCGAATTTGAATTAATTAAACGCTATCGTGAAATGTCACTTCACCCAGAAGTTGACAGTGCAATTGAAGATATTGTAAATGAAGCAATTGTTTCAGATACTAATGACAGTCCAGTAGAAATTGAACTGTCAAATCTTAATGCTAGTGATGGCATTAAAAAGAAAATTAGAAAAGAATTTAAGTATATTCTTGATCTTTTAGATTTTGATAAGAAGGCACACGAAATCTATCGTAACTGGTATATTGACGGAAGAATTTACTACCATAAAATTATCGACTTAAAGAATCCTCAAGAAGGTATTCAAGAATTGCGCTACATTGACGCAATGAAAATGCGTTATGTTCGCCAACAGAAGAAAAAAGAAGGAGATAAGCAAAACGTTTTCCAAAAGTTGAGAAGTGATAATCCAATGGATTATGATTTCCCAGAAATTGAAGAGTATTTTATTTACAATCCCAAGACAACATTCCCTTCATCAAACCCAACACAGACTGGTCAGAGTCAGGGAATTAAGATTGCAAAAGATTCAATTACTTATTGCACTTCAGGTCTTGTAGATAGAAATAAAGGTAATACACTTTCATATCTTCATAAAGCAATTAAGGCACTCAATCAACTTCGCATGATTGAGGACTCTCTGGTTATCTACAGATTATCAAGAGCACCAGAACGTAGAATTTTCTATATTGATGTTGGCAATCTTCCAAAGATTAAGGCAGAACAATATTTACGTGACGTTATGATGCGTTATCGTAATAAACTTGTATACAATGCTGATACTGGAGAGATCCGTGATGACAAAAAATACATGGCTATGCTTGAGGACTTCTGGTTGCCTAGAAGAGAAGGAGGACGTGGAACTGAAATTTCTACTCTTCCTGGGGGTCAAAACTTGGGAGAAATCACGGACATTGAGTATTTTAAAAAGAAACTTTACAGGTCCCTTAATGTACCGCCAAGCAGAATGGACGGAGAAGGTGGATTTAATTTGGGTAGATCTTCTGAAATTTTAAGAGACGAATTAAAATTCACCAAGTTTGTTGGACGTTTGAGAAAGAGATTCTCTAATATGTTCAATGATATGCTTAAGACGCAATTGATTCTCAAGAACATTATCACTCCAGAAGATTGGGAGATGATGAGTGAGCATATTCAATATGACTTCCTGTATGATAATCATTTCTCTGAACTCAAAGATGCAGAGTTGATGAATGAAAGATTGACCATGGTTCAAGCAGCAGAACCATATGTCGGTAAATACTATTCTCAAGATTACATTCGTCGTAAGATTCTGCGTCAGACTGATATTGAGATTATCGAACAAGATAAACTCATTGAAAAAGAAATTGCTGCTGGTATTATCCCAGATCCAAATGCCCCGGTTGATCCAGAAACTGGACTACCTTTAGATGGTGCAGCAGGAATGGATCTTGGTAAACCAGTGATGGAACCAGAAATTGATGGATCCGCAGCGGAAGCACCAGAACTTCCTAAAGGGGGAGAAATTTAATTTATTTCCATAATGATTGAAAAATTGCCATACAGCATTGATGTAGAATCAATGCGAAAAGATCTTGACAAAATTAAAAATATACCAATTACCTTTCAGGGTAAAGAATACGGATATAATAATTTTGGTGGATGGAGTGTTTTAAGTAGGACTGGTCGTTGTGAAGATGGATGGGAAGTTGGTATTGATAAGTGCGAAAATAAATGGTACAAATATTTTCTTGCAAAGTATCTAGAAATTTCACATCCATTTGAGCACGTTAATCCAACACCTGCTTGCATCGGAGAGATAAAAAAAATTATTAGTGTTTTGGATGAACAAGGATTCTATCCAAGACGAGCTCGAATCACGATGATAAAAGCACAAACATGTAGTATCACCCACAGAGATTATCCGTGGTCAAGTGATAATTTGGATGATGGTTATATGTGCAGAGTGCATGTTCCGATCATCACGAATGAAAAATGCACACATTGGGCGGAGGGAAAAGAGTACCACATGCCTGCAGATGGATCAGTTTATATTCTTCCTGTAAATAATCAACATCAAATTAGAAACAATTCAAATATCGATAGATATCATTTGATTGTAGATGTTTATGATACAAGAGGAATTTCGAAGACAATGAAATTTCATGATACCATACAAAAACTTGAAACATCTGCTCAAGATTATAGGAAAGAAATTGATAAAACTACGGTAACAGTATTTCATCAATTACTTTTTGAGTTTGGAAAATTGAGGTATAAGTTTGCCTCAAAATTATAATTATAAATAATAAAGATCACTATTATTACATAAAATGGAAGAACTTCTAGATTTGATGGTGACAGATGAATCTCCATCCCAAATTAGCGATAGAATTAAAGAAATTCTTTTTGCAAAATCTGCAGAAAGAGTTGAAGCATCTCGTCCAGTTGTAGCAAATTCTTTGTTCGGGGACGATAGCGAAATTGAAGATGAGATTGAAATTGACGACGAAGAATAGTAATCATAAATAACTAGTAAATGATCTATTAATAAGAGTAATGGCACATAGACCGATTGGGACGGGAACGTCAATCACAACAAGTGGAACTGCATCAACGACTAGTGCGTTTGTTGTCCAAAGCGATTCAATTCGAATCGTTGCTCTTGATGAGAATGCTTTTGTCAAAGTTGATTCCGACCCAATAGCAACTAAAGCAGATTACTTGGTTGTTGCTGGTAGACCAGAAACTCTTGCGATGACCAAAGCATCACAAAGAGTTGTTGGAATTACCACAGGTTCTACTACGATCATCACCTGCCCCGAAGGCACTCAAATGCCATTCGTTGTTGGTGATAGAGTTACTCTTTCTGCAGCAAATGAAGCTGAATATACCACAGCAATTAGTCATGCCGAAGTTACTGCAGTAAATACCACTTCAAGTTATGACGGAAACTTCCAAACTTCAATCACTGTAAATGCTGATACCAGCGGAATCGTCACTGCTTTTGCACACAGAGATTCTACATTGAGAAGATCTTTCAAAGTTTCTGCAATCACTGAAGGTGGATCTGGTCAATTATACGTACAACAAGTTCAAGTAAGCGGAGCATCCTGATGAAACTTATTAGGGAGGAAATCGAGTCAGTAGAGTTTCTTGTCGAACAAAAGAACGGCAAGAAGTCTATGTATATTGAAGGAGTTTTCCTTCAGGGTAACATCAAAAACCGTAATGGTCGTATGTACCCAATGGAAACGCTTCGCCGTGAAGTTGCTCGCTACAATGAAAATCATGTCGTTGCAGGTAGAGCACTTGGCGAACTTGGACACCCTGATGGTCCAACTGTAAACTTGGATAGAGTTTCACATAAGATTGTATCACTTAAAGAAAGTGGTTCAAACTTTGTTGGTAAAGCAAAAATTCTCAACACTCCAATGGGAAAAATTGCATCTTCACTTATTGAAGAAGGTGTAAGACTTGGAGTTTCTTCTCGTGGTATTGGGTCATTAAAAATGACCCGTGAGGGTGTCAACATCGTCGGTGACGATTTTATGTTAGCAACTGCTGCTGATATTGTTGCCGATCCTTCTGCTCCTGATGCATTTGTTGAAGGAATTATGGAAGGAAAAGAGTGGGTTTGGGATGGAGGTATTCTCCGCGAAAGATATGCAGAGAAAAC